TCTCTTCGGAAATTATCTTTACCGTATTCTTTAACGTCTCGTTTAAGTTCGTCAGAGCTTCCGTAATACCGCTTCCAATCAGACTCTGACGTAATACGTCGCTTGCCTCCTTTAGGTTTTCGTTTCTGGTAGAAATACTTTCTTCCGATGTATTCTCTACCGTTCTGAAGATTAGTAATCCTGTAGATGTAACCGAAGAAATCGCCAATATCGTCAGAAGTGAAAGCTGTACCTTTGTAGTACCAGGGATTTTCATAATCACCTTCCATACTGAATTAATCATTTATTATTTCCTATATTTATCCACCCGCAAAATCATCCCATTGATGCTCTGCGGATTCTCTAATCGCTTGTTTCATTTCCTCCAAATCCCACTCTATATCAGAGTTTGAATCCTGAGAAGGTGTCTTTTTTAACGTCTTGTTTGATTCCACCGACGATGTAAGATTCAACTTCTGTTTCTTGGGGTGCCACTTGAAGACCCTTAGAACTGATCCAATGTTCTGTCCAAGGGAGCGGATTGTTTCTTGCAGGTACGTCATAAATTGGTTTAAGTCCGATTGATCTCATTCTACGATTACAAACCCATTCAACATAACGATGAAGTAATTTATCATTTAATCCAATCATGGATCCATCTTTGAATAGGTATTCTGCCCATCTCTTCTCTTCATTCACACACTTTTCAAATTCTCTTTCTATCCATTGCTCTTCTTCTTTTACAATCTCCACCATTTGTGGATCATCACCTTTTCTCCAGTTGTTTAAAATGTTTTGGGTGATTGCGAGGTGTTGATTTTCATCTCTGGCAATGAGCGATATAATTTTTGCAGATCCTTCCATGCACTTGAGTTCACCAAAAGCAAAACTGCAAGCAAAAGATACATAAAAACGAATACCCTCAAGAATGTTAACATTGGCGACTGCACGATAAAGTTTTCTTTTTAATTCTTTCTTTTCATAATCAGCATTAGGTCCACTCCACTCGGATCTCCACCAATTACTTGTATCATATTGATGTGCTGAGTTTACAAATGTATCATATGATCCTGTAACACTCTCTGCCCTCTCTAAGATTCTATTGTCTGTAAGAATAGTATCAAAGACCTCAGATGGATCTGAATATACATTCTTCATGATATATGTGTATGAACGTGAATGGATCATTTCCATCAACTGCCAAACGTTCATTGCTGCCTCTAATTCTGGTAGAGAGCAATATGGTGCAAATGCCATACCAGGTGCACGACCTTGAACTGAATCAAGCATAACCTGATACTTTAAGTTTGAAGTAAAAATATGCTTTTGTTCTGGTCTCAATGCTTGATAATCTCCACGATCTTTCTGTAGAGATACCTCTTCTGGTCTCCAGAAATATCCTAATTGAGATTTAGTTAAGTTCTCAAATTGTGGATACTTGTAAGTATCATATCTCTGTACACCTAAAGGTGCACCAAAAAACATTGGTTGTTTTTTAGTATCAACCTGTTGTGTGTTAAACACGGTCATGGAATCAACCACTTTTTTCTCCGTAGAATCTTTTCTAAATTGCACAGGATTCGCACTCCTCTTCGTTTTCTAGTGAACAATCATTGATTAAATCATCTAATTCAGATGAATTTTCTGCAACATTAGGATGTGCAGGTTCCTCTATTTCATCAGTCTTAGCATCATAAGTATTTTGATAGTAAGACGTTTTCCAACCATACTTGTATGTGGTTAGAAGATCTTGTGCCATAACACTTGTAGGAACTTCCGATCCATCATAGTGTTGTGGGTTGTATGACCAATTGCCTGATATGGCTTGATCAAAGAATTTTTGCATTACTGCAACGATGTTAATATATCCTTTATTACTCTTCATATCCCAGAGAAGGGTGTAAGAGTTTTTCAAAGTTCCATACTGAGGAACAATTTGTTTCAACGGTCCTTTCTTCGACTTCTTAATTGATAAGTAACCTCTTGGTGGTTCTATTCCATTTGTTGCGTTACTTACAACCGAAGAAGACTCAGATGGCATCTGTGCCGACAGTGTACTGTTTCTTACACCGTATTGTTTAACCTCTTCTCTGAGAGATTCCCAATCATATTTTAAATCGTTTGGTACGATTTCATCTACATCGTTCTTATATGTATCAATTGGAAGAATTCCATTATGATATTTGGTACGATTTGAGTATTCACACGCACCTTTTTCCTTGGCAAGTTGTACAGTTGACTTAATTAGATTGTATTGGAATGCCTCAGTTAAGTCATGAACCAACTGGTATGCCTTCTCATCCTCATACCCTACACCGTTCTTAGCGAGGTAATGAGCAAGACCAATATAACCTATCCCAAGCGATCTACGTGCCTTGGTAGCGATCTCTGCTGCTCTGACGGGGTATCGCTGAAAATCAATGAGCTCATCAAGAGACCTAACACTAAGATCACAGAGGCTTTCAAGATCCGAAAGACTCCTAATTTTGCCAATATTAATAGCACTAAGGATACAGAGAGCAATTTCTCCAGTTTCATCATCAATATGTTGTAAAGGTTTAGTTGGGAGTGTTATCTCCTGACATAGATTACTCATCTCAACTTTATCCAAGAAGGATGAATGAGAATTACAATGATCTATGTTCATAATGTATATTCTACCAGTTTCTGCCCTTTCTTTCAATAAGTCAAGTATTAATTCTTGTGCTTTAACAGTTTTTCTTGGTGCATCACTTCGTTCGTACTCTTCGTATAGTTCATCAAAACTCTCAGTTCCGAAAGCATCGTATAAACCAGGCACGTCATGAGGAGAAAAAAGACTAATTTCCCCGTCGGCAATGAATCTAGCATAGAATAACTTACTTAATTGAACACTATAATCTAATTTTCTAACTCTATTATCTTCTGTTCCTTTATTGTTCTTAAGAACAATTATATCTTCTATTTCTTTGTGCCAGATTGGGAAGTGGACAGTTGCTGATCCACCTCTAATGCCGTTCTGAGTGCAGCATCTGACAGTACTTTCAAACTTTTTGAGAAAAGGTACAACCCCTGTGTGCTGTACTTCTCCACCACGGATTTTACTGTTGATTCCACGGATTCTACCCGCGTTGATACCGATTCCCGCCCTTTGTGCAACGTATTTGCCGATAGCCATATCAGAACTAAAGATGCTATCGAGGGTGTCATCAACATCAACAAGAACACAGCTAGCAAATTGTCGAAGTGGAGTTCGCACTCCCCCCATGATAGGTGTGGGAATATTGATTTGGTGTTTTGAGATTGCGTCGTAGTATCTTTTGACATAATCGAGTCTAGTTTCTTTTGGATATTTTGCAAAGATTGATGCGGATATTAACAGGTACATGAATTGAGGAGTCTCATAAACTATACCTGAACTTCTATCTTGTACTAGGTATTTATCCACAACCTGCCTTAAACCCGCATATGTGAACTGCATATCCCTCTTGTGATCGATGAAAGATTCAAACTTATTAAACTCTTCATCCGAATATAAATTAATCAACTCAGGATCATATACACCCTTATCAACACAAGTTTTAACATGATCCTTTACTTTAGGTATATCGTATATGCGTCCAAATAATTGCTTACGAATAGAAAATAATAGTAATCTTGCTGCAACGAATTGATAATTGGGACACTCCAAATCTATTAGATCACTCGCAGATCTAATTAATATATTTTGTATTTCTCCAGTGGAGATACCATCATAAAACTGTAAACCTGATTGTATTTCAACTTGACTCGCAGAGACTCCTGCAAGACCTTCACATGCTTGTTCTACCATAACATGTATCTTTTCAAGGTTAAGTGGTTCTATACCTCTTCCATTACGTTTCTTAACTTTGATACTCATACCTTTTTCCAATTGTTAAATTTAATTTTTGCTTGCAATGTTGAATATGTATTAGATTGTATCACAGACATTACGTTATGTCCACTCAAAATCATATCATTAATATCTTTTTCAATAATATTAGATGGCCAGATAACTACCTGATCTCCTCTACTAATGGTTTTGTCGATTCTTTCAACGATTTCTCTGTTGCGAGGTTCGTTATCAAAAATCCAAATATAACTGCTCCAACCAAACGACCCAATATCAAGATCGGAGCCGCACATAGCAACCGAGTTTTCCACGAAGGTTGAATCAAACGGTCCTTCGGTAATATAAATGGGTTTCGTTTCATCGATTTTATCTAATCCGTATATTTTAGGAGCATCCTCATTAATCATCACAGTGATATATTTAACAGAATTTGGACCTAGACTTCTTCCTTGAAATCCGATTAAATTCTTTTCTGTATCACGTAGTGGTATTATTATTCTTGATTCATCCCTACCGATAGTGTCAAATGTTTGTTTTTTTGTATTTGTCCACTTTTTAAACTTAGATGCAAAGAAGAATTTGGAGGGATCTATTTTTCTCTTTTCAAGATAATTCTTTGCAATATTGATTTCAGATGCTTTAGGTAGATCTAAATCTTTTTTAAATACAGGTTTACTAAATTCTAAAATTGGTTCTTCAGTAACAAAATTCTTACCTGTAAAACCTTCTTTAAATTTTTCCATAACATATTGTTTATGGAGAGTAGTATCTACTTGTTTTAAAAAATTATTGAATGACGAACTAGCACCACAGTTATGGCACTTAAAGTTTGTATTCATCTTGATCTGATAAAAATATCCTCTTGCCTTGTTTTTATGCTTCTGAGAGTCTCCACAAATAGGACAACGGAAATTATATAAGTTTGCCTTTACTCGTTTAAATTTTTGAAGACGAGAAGACACCAATCCAATATACTTGGAATCAATTATATCCATGTGGATATTACTATTTTGTTTGTATTATACTCGATTGTGTCGGAGGTGTCAACGCACCTCTTAAAAACCTTTGTCCTACTGGACTAACTAAAAAACTTATGATACTTAACGCACCAAAAATACTCCACATCTTTTTTTCCATGATGCGAAGTCTCTCATCTACCTTGCGAATATCTCTCTCACACCCCTTCTTAATCTCTGTAGTTGACCTTTCCAGATCCTTGTGTAACGATTCAATCTTCTCAAATAATACTGCATCTATTCTATCCTGTTTATCTAATTTCTCATCATGGACAGCAAGCATCTGACCCATCTTGACAGAATTATCTTGCAGGGTTTCTATTACTCTCTCTAATCTTTCTAACAGTGCGTTGTTATTTTCCATTACTCATCCACATCTTTCTTGATCCTCTACCGCCATAGATGTATCTTTTCTTTTTCCTTACAGGAGGATCATCACCTGCAGATTTTGTACCTGCTATATTACCACCACCAACATTATTTGTTGGTGCTGCCATTGCCTCTTCGTAAAAGTCAAAGAAAGATTTCATTAAATTTCTTCGTTTAATTGAGTTACACAAACTTGATCTTCATCAATTTTATGCAGGGTAGATGGTGGATACTCTGGGATGCGTTTTAAAAACATTAGAAAACTTTTAATCGCTGGCCAAAGATCCTTCTCTAAATTGTACAATAACAATGGAACAGTAGCATCATTAAAGACATTAAAGAGTACAATAAGATGGTTAAGGATCAGATGTGTTTTAAGAACTCCTGTGTTCTTATATCTTTTCAATAACCTCTTAATGTACTTGATTCGTTTTAAATCGTCTTCAAAATCCTCTTTAGTTACTGCTTGAGGATTGTCGTAAAATTTTATAGCAAATAACAAATAGTTATTTTCATTCAATTCATCAAATCTCATGGCATATAATTAAAATTTAAAGTTTAGGATTAACTATCTGGTAACACGGTATCGTCATCAGAGTCGCTAGTAATAGAGTTACTTGCTACTAGTACTTCAGTTTTAACTCTCAGTGTTCCGTCAGCGTTATTGTATGTAGTGATTCCAACCCAACCTGCATGTGCGGGATGATATTGTGAAGCATCATCTCTTGTCTCTTCCATTTCAGCTTCGTCTACACCGAATACTTCATTAACTCCGTAGTGTCCTGTACCTACTTCGTATACAGGTATTTCACGAATTTCATAATCAACATCTGAAAATGTAGATGTAGCACTAATGTTATCTAAATTAGTAAGTGTTAATTGAGTAGCAGAATCTATACTCAAGATTACACCTTGACCTGCACCATTACCATCGGTTGCAAGTTGAACCACTTGTCCAACCTTTATACCATTGCCTGATGTCCAAGCAATACTTCCGCTTTGCTTTGTTACGACTCCTGCTGAAGACACATTGACTTTGCCTGTGTCGTAAACTTTATCGGATTTACCCCAAAGAGGCATAGTTCTATCTCCAAAATATTTTGTTCTAGGAATATTTATATATTAAAGAATTAGTCTTCTAATTCTTTTGGTATAAATGGGGATATCTTTGCTTTATACTCTCTTCTCTGCAATAATCTTCTACCCCTTGCACCTGCGTCCATTGCCTTCTGAGGTTTCCTTTCAGGTTTTTTACCTCTGACAGTATCGATTACTTTTTTTAAAGCAGCAGATTCATTCATTCTTCTGATTTTACCTTCTCTGGTAATCCCTTATGCTTAGTAGATGCAAACTTCTTTACATCTTTCATCTTCATGTCGGCAGCAGCTCTTTGAACCTGTGGCGACGCTTCCCCGTCGAGAGTACCTTTTTGAGCCGCTCTAACAATCCCAAAGAATTTTTGTTGCTTTTTTGAGAGTGCTTTTTCTGCGATTGTTGTTCCTGTTGGTTCATAACTGCAGTTCCACTTACGAAGTGATTTATTAATTCTTGAATCTGGATCCCTTGCTGTCTTTGCAGAAGTTAATCTTTTCTTCATACCTTTCATTCTAGCACAGAATGATTTTCTTCGCTTAGATGCTTTAGATCCTTTTTTGAGTTTAGAAGGTTTAGTTGTAACAGCAGTCTTTAATTTAGAACCAGGATTTGCTTTACGATAAGATGCAACACCTTTTGCGTTTAATCCACCAGACTCACTTTTACCTTCCTTTCTTTGCCAAGCAGGACTTTTTCCTTCTTTTACTTCTTGTTTACCATAAGTCTTACATGGTGTTTTCCCACAACCGCAATTTTTCTCCCCTACACCTGCATCTCTAAGTTGCTTTGCTTGTTTAGTATGCATTGCAACTGCTTTATCGAGTTGATCGGGAATTTTATTTGCAATTTCACCTGCATCTTTTTTAAACTCAGGAGATTTTCTTAATCTTTCTGCCTGACTTTTATGTAATGCTACTGCTTTATCTAATTCTTTTGGAATTTTATTTACAGATTTACCATAATGACTCTCATCAATCTTTTTTGATGAATCCTTACCCTCATAACCTAGTTCATCTCTCCAGTTAGAAAATGATTCTTTAGTATTTTTTTTCTTTGTAAAAACTTTATCAATTTTTTTACCGATTGTTCCACCAGTTTTTGTACCTGCAGCATCACCTGCAAGAGATCCTGCAACTCCTCCTGCTAATCCACCTGCAACAGTACCTGCAACAGGAACAACACTACCCGCAGCACCTGCAGCTGCTGTACCTGCTACACCACCACCAATACTTCCACCAATTCCACCTATAACTCTACCTGCTTTTTCAAATTTACCATATTTCTTTTTAGGTTCAGCTACTGCTTCCTTTACTTCACCTGAAAACATTTTTTCAGTATTTTTCTGTATGTTATCTAAAGCTCTTTCTTTTCTTTTCTTAAGACCCTCTGACGCACCTTTACCTACTGCAGCTGCTGTTTCTACTGCTGCTTTTTTAGTTTCTCTTGATGCTACTTCTCCTGCTTTTTTAGCTGCCTTTCCACCTGCCTTTCCACCAACTTTAATTGCTGCACGTTTTGCAGTTCTCTTAATACCCCTTTTGGCAATCTGTTTTGCTCCTGCCTTTATACCCATTGATACAGCTTTTCCTGTTACCTCATCAATATATTCAACTTCATCTCTCCAGTCTGAATACTCTTCTCTTTTAACTTTTTTCTTCACACAATTATTATACCTTTTACCAAACATCATCTTGGTACCTTTCTTTTCATAACCAGGCCAACATTTTTGTGCTTTCTTTTCATCAAGTGTTTCTTCTTTCATACCTGTAGTTTTTACACCACGTTTTTCTTTGTGTGCCTTATGTCTTGCGTCCATCGCTACAAGTCTTTCAGCAGGATCAGCAGCATTGCCACCTGTGCCTGTTGCTCTCATGTTTCTTATAGATGCCTTACCGTAATTAGAACGACCACGTTCTTGACTTAACCTTTGATTATCACTATCCTTTTGCCTCTCATCAAGAACTTCGACTTCTTCTGCTCTTGTTCTAGCAACAGCTGGGTCTTTACTATTAGGTGAAGTGCTATCAAAAGCAGGGTTGTTTTTATAACGATCAGGTTGTGCAACTCTTTGTTTTTCTAGTTTCTTTGCTTTCTTGTCAAGATAATTCTTCATCTCAACTGATTCTGATTTATTACCCCAGTTTGCAGCACCAACTTTACGACACTTAACTAATGCACCTGATGCATATGCACTTGGCCAGACAGAATATCTTGATTTTACTTTATGATAACAAGCATCTTTTGTACCACTGCCCTTACCTTTCTTATCTTTTGCTTCTCCTAAGACTAATTCATCTCCAACTTCTACGTTATTTTCAGCAAACCAACCACGATTTACTTCAATAGCAAAGATTACTTCCCCTTCAGATGCAACAGGAGTTTCATCATTTGGTTCTAATTCTTTAATACTATCAATGATTCCATCTTCAGTTACAAAAGCAACATCAAGTGGAATTGTAGTATTTTTCATATAGAAAGAATATTTTCCTACTCTTTCAAAGACGAAAAGCATACCTTTATCATTTTCTAAACTCTCTCTAAACATGAGACCTTTATTAAAGTCTCTTAGGTTACTTGGAATCTCTACTTCAAGGGGTAGATCAAAATAACTTACTTCTTCTTTATTAGTCATATATGCCTTATAAGTAGGACTTTTTTTCTCAACAGGCATTCCTGCTCTTCTCTTTGCCTTGTTACCTGAACCTCTATCAGTCTCCGTAGGAATATTTTTGATAGCTGCTTGTGCTGTAGGAGGATGTGTTGATGCTAGTCTTGCTTTTCTAGATACACCTGTTCCACCATAAGATTCTTTCATTTTCTTTTTCCTTGGACTATCAGTTGAGACATAAGTTGGTTTTGCAGCACCAGTTTTTGCTTGTTGACCTGGATCTGCTTTCTTTTTTCTACGAGCAGCAGAAAGTCTCTCTTTTTTACTCATGCTTGCTCTTTTTGATGAAGATACACATTTAGGAGTTCCCTCGCCTGGTTCATCACTAGCACAGGTTCCACCTGTAACTACGTTGACCCATCCACCTTTACCATCCTTAGATTTAGAACCCTTGAACCATTTATGCAATGAACCCTCAGTTATCTTCTTTTCAAGAGTATCTGCCTGTTTAGCATGACTCTTAACAGATTTTCTGAGTTGTTTGACAATCTTTTTAATTTGCTTGTCTTCGTTCATCTTTTTCTTCTTGCCTTGGCAATGTGCTTTTTGACTGAACCCTTTTGGATTATTACAATCAATAGACTTCTTATATTTATCACTCCACCCTTCTTCAACATTCTCTTCATTCATTTTCTTTGTTTTCTTTTTCATAGAATTAATGAATGATCTATAAATGGCTGCTTCTGCAGTCTTACCCATTACTCTTGCTCTTTGCTCCATAGCAATTGCTGCTTGAATTTTATGAGCATGCGATCTTGAAGATTTACGTATTTTTGAGACAGATGCTTTAGAAGTAGCGACATCCTTAAAACCGAGTCCATGAATAGTTCCTTTAGGATCTTCATCTGTGTATAGATCGGAATGTTTTTTTGATTTTGCTGGCTGCCCCTTCTTTCGAGGAATACGGGGATTTGACATAGTTAAGAACCTAAACCACCACTTTTGTTAGGGTTATTATAACTTTTCTCTCCACCATATCTTGCTACTGTATTTGCATAATCCTGAGTGGATTTAAAACCTGCTTTCTTTCCCCTATCAGCAAATGCTTTATTTTTTGCTTGCTGTGCTTTTTTCTTTGCAACCATCTGAGAGATTCTACCAGTGCCTTCATCAGACTTAGCACCTTTTACCTTCTTAGGTTGATTCGCACCCATACGTTGACTACCATATTTTTTCATAACAGATTGAAATGCCTGATCATTTTTGGCAGTACCACCTTTTACAACTGGTTTACCAGTTTTAGTATCTGTGCCTTTCTCTTTCTCAAAGCGATTGAGTTCAGTTATAAAATCATTGTAAGACTTCATTAGTTGTCTCCTTTGCGTTCTTGTCTAGCTTTAGCATGGAATCTTGAAAGTCGATCTTCACTCAGACCTTTTGTAATACCTTTTAGAGTACCACTAACTCCTCCTGCAACTCCTTTTGCTGTTGCAGAAAGTGCTTTCTTAGTTGCTCCACCAGCTACTTTAACACCTGTTTTTAATGCTTTACCTGCTACATTTTCTACACCACCAACAACTGCACCAGTTGCTCCACCAGCTACTTTACCTACCATTCCCTCTTTCATATGATCGGCTGCTTTGTACATGGGTTTACCAGTTTTTACATCCTTTTTACCTGCCTTATAACCCTGATATGCAGGTGTATTACCTTTCTTATCAGCATTAGTTACTGTATATGCTTCATTTGCATTAGTTTCTTTCAAAGATTTTTTAATGTCAGATGCTACAGTTCCTTTAGTTTTTACACCTCTTTTTGCCTGATGCTCTGCTTGTCTCTGTTTCTGTGCTTGATCAGATTGGGAATTTCCTTTAGTATGATGCTTCTGTGGTCCGTAACTTGGTTGATAATCAGATCCAAATTTACTTAGTTTTCTGCTTGTAACTTTTTTACCTGCACCAACTGCATCACTCTTCTTACTATAACCAGATTTAGGATTTAGAACTGTTACCTTCTTAAATGATTGCTTTCTGTTCTTATCAAGACTACCCTCTGTGCGTTTTACTGGTTTATTTTCAAACCTATTGATGTTTCTTCTACCAACTGATGCTTGTTGTTTTCTAAAATCACCTTTCTTTGCTGCTCTTTTACCTTGACCAGCTTCCATTCTTTCTTGTTTATTCAGTTCAACAAGTTGATCTCCTTCTGGTTCATAAGAATTCTTTTGAGACATTTTCTCAACACCTTTTTTAAGAAGTTCTTTACCTTTACCGATTGCTCCACCTGCAACAGCACCACCCACTGCACCACCTGCAGCAGCTGCCACTGGATTTTTATCTTTTCCTTTTTTAAATGGATCAAGTATTTCACCAGCTGCAGCACCAGCTGCACCACCTATTGCTTTTTGTGCTAAAGCATTTGTAACACCAACCTTCGCAAGTTTTGGAGCTAATACAGTACCAAGTGCTCCACCTGCTAATTGACCTATTACTTCATTAATTTCTTCTCCTTCATGAGGAACTGTATTACCATCTTTATCTTTTTGATGGTGTTCCACCTTCATACCCATAGCACGAAGTTTGTTCTTATAAAGACTGAGAGCGGTCTTCATTCCTCTAAGATCTATTTCTTCTTTTTCTTTCTTTTTATCCTCAACTTTCTCTTCTTCTGCTAAAAGAGATCTAAAACGAGATACTACTGCCTCATCATATACATTATTATTCATTTTAGTATGAACTTTGACCTTATTCTTACCCTTCATTACATCTAATTTTTTCTTCTTATCTTCTTTTTCTTCAACAGCATCAGCAATAAACTCTTCATTCTGTGATTTTTTCTTTGTTAACTTAGCACCTGCCATGGCACCACCTACACCACCTGCAATACCACCGACAACTTTACCTGCTTGTTTACCAACAGCACCACCTACTATACCACCTCCAGGTACAACACTACCTACTGCTTTACCGACTGCTTTACCGACTGCTCCACCAGCTGCAGATCCGAGTTTATCTCCTACTGCAAATCCTGCACCAGTACCAATTGCCTTCTTAACTCTATTACCTTTCTTTGCACTCGCTGCTCCAGCTGTTCCTGCTATTGTTGTTCCTACAATTTCAGCTACATACTCTTCTTTCTTCATTGCTTTTGCAATTGCCTTACGACGATTCTTAAGATATGAATCAGACTTATCTACATCTCCATCATTATCAATATCACTATCTTCTTTACCAACTGGATCTAATCCACCACCTTTTGCTTTTGCAGTTTGCTCTCCTCTTTTCTTCTCTCCTTCATATGGTTCGCCATGATCTGTCATTTCAACAGACTCAATATTAGAATTAGCACGTAATTCAGTGATCTTAGCACGATCTGCCATACGAACATAACTCTTACCAGATTTATCAGTTACTCTAACCTTATATTTCCTAGGAGATGTTATATCTTCTCCAACAAAAACTTTGACTAATGTATTTGCTATTGCTTCTTTTGCATTAGATTCAACCTCTGCTACAAAGTTTTCTTTCATCGGACCATCTCCAAATAATTTTTTCTTTACGATAGTTCTTTCGTTACCACCTAATCCACTATTACTCATATACTGAGAATAAGCAGTCCTTAGAGGAACCTCCTCTCTTCTTGCACGATATCTAATATCATACACTGCTTGTTTAACCTTTTTCTCAGGATCTTGAGGTTTTTCCTTTCCCGCTTCAGGTTTCTGTGCAGCCACAGGATGTTTTCTTGAAGGAAGTTCCTCAACAATATTCTTAGTCATTTTTGGATAAGTGTAACTCTACTTACTTTTTTCTATACTTATTTATAAACTGTTTTCCCCTATCTGATCCAGGCACCATAGTTTCAACGTATTTACGGTGTGCATCTGTCCCAACTAATCTTTGATCTGAAGGTACACCAGATTGAGTCGTGCCATTCACAATTGCTTCAGACACATCTTTTATCCATGATTTAAACATAATTTTATCTTCGGTTACACATATTAAATGATTAGCACCTCTACGAATAATTTTACCAATTAATCCTGTATTAAGATTTTCAACTAACTGATTTACTTTATATACTTTTTGAGTAATATAATTCTCACGTAAGTTTTTCCAATCAAACTTAGGAGCAATCTCCCAAATGTTCCAACCTTCTTTAACTTGCATTGCACCACGTAAAACATCAAACAACTCTTTTGCTTCAGAACGTTTTGTATCTGGAGGAAGACCCTCTCTAAAAGTTTTAAAATCACCCTCTGCTGCAGCAAGTCTCATTCTAGAAGCAGACATTCCTTCCATACCTTTGGCATCAGGATCTCTATCTCCAGATGAAACTACTTCAATATTATCAAAAGCATATAATTTACCATTATAATTACCAGAGAGTTTATCAAACTCTTTTACTCTATCTGCTCCACCAATAATTCTTACATTAGTATATCCATCATTATGTGCCATCTTTAGAACATCAAAGATAGTCTTTGTCTCTGGATCATTAACAATATTATCTGCATGATCAGGATACATCCTTTGCATATATGCAATCTTAGTATCTGGATCTAAAGGATTCTTCTTTTTATCTTGTGTTCTAGATGGGAATATCATATATTCCCCACCTTTATCCTTTTTCGCAGCATCTCTAGCAACATTCATTAACTGTTCATGTCCAATAGTAGGAGGATTGAATCTACCAAAAGCAAGAGTCAAAGTTCCTTTTGTCTTAGGTACATCTGGAGGACCTTCTGGTTCTTGTGGTTCTTGTGGTTGTGCTTGTTGAGCAGGTTGTGCTTGCGGTTGTTGTCTTAATCTAGGATCTACAAAATTAGGATCTGATATATTCTTTTCTTTTTCTGTCTGTGCAGGATCTTTACCACCAACTGACTGTCTTTTATTATAAAACTTTAATCTGCCTTTTTCTGTCTTCGCTGTAAACTCACCTGTGTTTTTATCATACCATCCACCATGACCATCTCCAACAAGTCCAAGTCTAGCTGCTTGTTGAGATGCGGTTGCTTCAGATAAGAATGTTAAAAAACTTTTCATTACTTAAATTTCTTTAATTTCTTGGATATTGCTATCTTATTATCGGCAATATATTTAAAAATACCAAGTTGCATTTGTTTATATTTATGATCTTTTGGATTAGTTGATATTTTTTTATCTAAAACATCGTACACATACTTACAAAAATCCAAATAATCTCCATCAAATCCTTTTACTAATTGATCAACATACTCTTTCATTACTTCACCACTCCATTGTATTTAAACGCTAAACGAATAAACTGTCCTAACTTATGTTTAGCTCCAACTTGGTTAGTTCTTACTGCAAATTGAAATTTTGTATCATGATCTCTACATTTCAAAGTGACTATAATATTTTGTTTCGATGTAGGACTTTTCATTACCTTTAATCCTGCTTTACCTTTTTTAGATCTCTGTACACATTCAGCAAGTATGTTCTCATCATCCTCAACTGTTGCTTTATCTCCAACTAATTTAACTAGCAAAGTAGGTACTTTCTCATCTACAGCAGCAACACTATTCAATAACCACTGTTTTGTTGCATCTGGTCTTGCCATCATATAATCAATCAACTTACCTCTCAACCAATCTAATTGTTCATTATATAATCTCTCATACTCTCTAGGATTTTGGAATTCTAATTGAGCAACTGCATCAACCATTTGATCCTTACCATAGAAACTAAAATCAGGTATACCAGGAACTTGCTTGTAATATTTTTCATATGATTCCTTTTGCCATGATGCATATGTTTCTGGATCTCCAAACCCATCTTTCATTACTGCTGATACATAAGTATTAAATTTTGGTTCTTTAGTTCCTGCACCACCTGCCTTTAATGATAAACCAATCATCTTACCATCAATAAATTCAACAAATATATCTCCTCTATGTGAAGCATTTACATTGCCTGGTTTTCTACGATATCCCCAATATACCTGTTTAATTTTTTTACCTTTGTCTTGTAGTTTAAGATATTTTAATGCACCTATGGCATTTTTCATCTTTAAATTAAACTGAGATGATCTTTCTGCATCCTCTATAAATTTCTTTCCTGCTATGGCATCTTTAGGATCTACAAAAACTCTTGAACTAGGATTAAAATTAGATTGAATTTGATTATAAAATGCATTTTCATTTAATTTTTCTGATATACCACTTTCAAATGCAATTGCAGGAAATAATTCAGTAATTGTAGAGTTAAGGGTGGTCTCCTGCATACCACCAGATTTACTTTTATAAACAATAACTAATGGCGAGTATTGATTCTTGTCGTTTACTGGAGGTTTTACAAACGATGCAGGTTCTGTTGATTTCTTAGATATTCTTTCATCTGAGAATATCTTTTTCTTCATCAAACGTTGACTCAACTTCATCCTTGCATCTGATCTTGTTAAGTCTCCACTTGATTCAACAAAAATATAAACTGGTGTATCTACTTTCTTCCCTTTACCTTCAATCTTTCTAAGATCAAGGTTTTTCATACTTTTAATTTCGCTAAGAATTATTTTTTTAGAAGGATGTTCCTCTAATAATTTCTGTGCCATTTTTTTATAGTATGTGTTTGTACACTTATTATAACATACTATTTACTATTTAGTGTTATTTTTTAAATTATTTTCCATTAATTTCATAGTTTCTGGCATATCTTCCATAATAATTTGAGGACTACCATGCACAACCCAATTTAAATTTATAACATATCTACCATATACATCTGTTGGGGTTGATCCTGTATGTAATTCTGGAGCATCAAATATAATTGCTCTATTTGCTTTACTCTCTATTAATTGTCCATTTTTAAATTTAGTATATCCATCATTATCATTTAAGTAAAAAACAGATGTTTTTCCATGCCAAGGATGATCTCTATGATATCCATGTTCTATATGTTCTAAAGTTTTTATATTGAGATTTGCTTTTACATGAAGTAAATAATATGTTGGATCATGAGAAAATTCGTAATTCTGAATCAAAGGAACTACTGTTTCAAGTTCTCTTCCCATATGAGGACGATCTTTTAGTGAAGCATTATCTGTTTTATAAAACAAATAACAAAACTGTCTATTATCTTCTTTTGGGCATATAGTTTTTCCAACATAAAAAGATTCTGGAGTTATATCCAGAACTTTGCTTAAAAACCAAGGAAAAGTATCATTATCAACTATAGATTTTTTTAACTTCTCAAAAGTATCTTCTGGTAAAAAATCATCTCTTACTTCAATCATCTATCATCTGATGCACGATTCTCTGAATGGTATACATCAAAATCTCCACCAGGATATCTCTTCTTTAATTTTTCAACATTTCCTGCTACTACATCTTCTATTGTAACATCAAGTGCCATACATGCTTGCATTACGTACCACATAACGTCACCCAACTCAATAATAAGATGTTCTCGATTATCGTCGTTCCAAGGCTTACCTTGGAAAACCATCTTCTTAACGATTTCCATAAACTCACCACCTTCAGCACTAATCCCAACAGCAGCAGTGGTAAGGCGATTAATATTGGCACCTTGTCCGTCAAGAACACCAAGACTTTCAATAAAAGATTTATAATCCTTACTGGGATTGGATGTGACACCATCCACGAATATAGCGTACTTAGAAAAGTCAATTTGTTTTGTCATTAAAATTTAAACTCTGCGAATGATTTTTTAGGAATTTTATCTTCTTTATTATACTCGTCTTCTTGTCCATTGTCAATTATATCTTCTTGTGCTTTCTGTTCGCAATCATATAATCTCATCTTTGCCCGATCAATACCAATAACAAATCGTTTGTATATTGTAGGATCATTATATCTATTCTTTAATTGTTTAACCATAATTTGATTTAATCCTTCTAATTCTTCAGTGCTAATAAGAGCAAACATAAGATCAGCAGTTGCAGGAAGACCAAATGATTCAGAGGTATCGGTAAGATCAACATCACTAGAACCATAACCAGAACGAGTAGTTTGAGTAGCGGAAACAATCGGTAGATTCGCTTCAACCGCAAGACCTCTAAGTTCTTCTGCAATCGCCTTAATGTACGAGTAACTATTGACATTACTATTTGCTTTGTATCTGGATGATGCACATATATTTAAGTAATCTATAAAAATAATATCTGGTTTAAAAGATTTTTTTAATGATAATTCATTTAATAATGCTTTGAAATGTCCTGAGTGTGCAGATGCAGTTGGATATTCTTTTATTATCAATTCCCCTTGAGTCTTTTTTTGTAGTTTATGTACTTTCTTCTCAAACATTGCTTTAGGCAAATCTGTAATATTTTGAATATTTACATTTAAAAGATTAGCATCAATTCTTTCAGCAATCTTCTCCTCAGCCATCTCAAGCGTGATGTATAATACGTTCTTGCCTTGGAGTAACACACTGCTTGCGACATGACACATAAACAAAGACTTACCAACACCAGTGCCAGCGAGAGCAATGTTGAGTGTTTTATTTGGAATGCCACCCTTCGTAATCTTATTGAAAAGATCGAGGTCGAATTCAATTCTTTCTTCTTTTCTATGGTAAGATTCATATCTTTCTTCATAGTCTTTTAAGTAATCATGTCCTATATGATTATCGAAAGAAACAGCCAGAGCACCAGACAAAATACTAGGAATAGCATCCCTTCCTTTAGTGTCATCTTTTCCATCTGCTAATTGAATTGATTCCATTAGTGCCAAATATATAGCACGATCACGACACCACTTTTCAGTAGTATCTTCTAACCATTGTGAATCTACTGAATCATCAGCAAATAAAGAAACAATGTCTCTAGAATCCTTTATCTCATTTTCATTTAAATCAGTTCTATCTTCTAACTGAATATTTAATGCTTCAGTTGTAATAGTAGTTCCATATTTAACAATGAATTTACTAATCTCCTCAAAGATAACTCTTTCTGTTCTTTGTTCAAAGTAATCAAGTTCAATAAAAGGAATTACTTTACGAGAATATTCTTCATCATATATGAGATTTCTAAGAATAGTAGTCTCAATTCGTTCCATAAGAAAAATGACTTTGAGCAATGGTATCAAGTTTCTTCATTATATCATCTGTAAAGTATTCTGATGGATTCCTTAATATTTCTTTAGCATATATTTTTTTACCATTCATTTCATATCTACCTGCAACATTCTTCCACATACCACCAAGTTCTCCTAACTCAAGGAGACCGTAGTATCTATCAAGTCCTCTTTCATCATAGAAGAGTCTTATTTCTACTTGTTGGTTTTCTCTGCTGAGTCTCGATTTAACCGTCTTAGCTTTAATAATGTTTCCAACAACTTCTGTCTTATCCTTTTCCTTTTTTTTGCCGAGATAAATGAT